GAGATATTTCCAAATGTTTTTCATTGTACATGCAAAGATACAGAATCAAATCAGTTATACTTTTTTGAAATATCAGAAAGAAAGAACCAAATCGACGAATTATGTTCATTCTTTTTAGATAAATCAAAAATATTTTGTGGTTATAATAATCTACACTATGATGATGTAATCATAAATTACATAATTGATTATAAAAGGCAATTATCTAAAAGAAGTGTCTGGGATATATGTAAATCCCTCTATAATCTTTCAAGTACAATTGTTAATACAGAAGAAGGAGATATTTCCAAAATTAAACGTTGGAAATATGCACATTTCTTCAAATCGTTTGATCTCCTTACAATGCAATTCAGTCAAAAGTTACGAGTAGGTCTAAAAGAAATGCAAGTAACTATGCACTATCCAAATGTGCAAGAGTACGATGGTGATTTTTCACAATGGTTACCAAAAGACTCTATTGACAAAATGAAAGAATACAACATAAACGATGTAGAATCTACCACTACCCTGTTATACAAACTAAAAGATGATATAGATTTAAGATTGTTTATTGAAACCGAATACGGTATAGATGTATTATCTTTCGATAAGACAAAGATAGGAGAAAAGATTCTTGAAAAGAAATATTGTGATGCAATGCACATATCTCCTTCAGAATTAAAAGGTCAAGGATCCCCAATGGATTATATTCCGTTGAAAGACGTAATATTACCTTTTATTCATTATAAAAATCCAAAATTACAAGCTCTTTTGGAAGATATGAAAAAACAAGTAGTATATTCTAAAGAGCGAAAAGGCTACGAGAAGAAGTTTGTTCTCTCGAATGTGGTATATTCTGTAGGTGTTGGTGGAATACATTCTATTAACAAACCTGGAATATTCCTTCCTAACCCTGATGAGTACATTGGACACAGTGATGTGGCGTCCATGTATCCTTCGTTAATTATAAAATATAAGTGGGTTCCTCGTCATTTAGGAGAAATCTTTTTGCTTGTATATTCGCAAATTTATAATGAACGAATAGAGGCAAAACATAGTGGTAAAGCAAAAAAGAATGACGTATTAAAATACGCACTTAATGCTATTACTGGAAAAATGCAACAAGAAGTGAGTTGGTTATATGATCCATTTACAGTCTTCAAGATACGTATCAATGGACAACTGATACTATTGATGTTAGTGGATAAACTATTAGAATTGGGTTGTAAGATTGTGCAAGTCAATACTGATGGTGTGATGTATGTTGCAAAGAAGACCGATGCCAATAGAGTTCAGGAAGCTATTAGCAATATCGAACAACTTACACAACTTACTTTTGAAAGCGATAACTATGAGGCGTTTTATCAGTACGCTGTCAATGATTATTTTGGTATCAAAGACGGGTATTCACAATCTAAAGACCCAAAACTGATAGAAAAGAAAGGTATGTTTATCACAAAAATAGCTTTAGGTAAAGGAATGTCTCCTGTTGTCATACCGAAAGCAATAATAAACTACTTCTTAACAAAGGAACCTGTTTCTAGTTATATACAAAGACAAACAGACATACATGATTTCTTGATGTCTCAAAGGACTGATAAGAAATTCAAAGTTGAATACGGTGACGAAAAAATACAACGTATAAATCGTTACTATGCAAGCACTAACGGTAAATATTTGTTTAAACAGAACGAAGAAGGAGAATATACAAACCTTTTAACCAAATCAGGTGTAACTGTTATAAATAAAATTACTGACTCTTCTACTGAAAACAAGAAAATTAACTATAAGTATTACATTTCGGAAGCTCAAAAGATAATAGACGAAATGACTTGTGTTCAGTTAGAATTATTTTGATAATAACTTGTTAACCTTAAGAGTATAAGAGTATGATTATTGAAGTAAATACGAAATTAATAAATATTACAAACAACCTCAATTTAAATCAGCTTCTATTCTTAAGTATGGTATTAGGAAAGAATCAAAAATTCAATCAAGACGTCCAACAAATTGTCAGCCTTATAAGTGACGATGAAATATCATACTTAATCGATCAGGGACTTATTACCTCGATGGAGAGAGGGAATTCAATTGTATATCAACCAACGGACAAATTAAAAGACTTTGTTAAACCCAATAAAGATTATTTTGATTTGTTCTATGATATATACCCAAGTTATGTTTTGCGACCAGATGGCACAAAAGGTTATCTGAGAACAAATGTAAACAAATGTCGACATTTATTCAACACATATACAGGTGGTAGTCAAGCTATGGCAGAACACCTTATTGATTGCCTTGATAAAGAAATAAAAAGAAAAATGAATCAAGGTAAAATAGGTTATATGAAAACCATGTGGAGATGGCTTGTCGATCATCAATGGGAAGAAACTGAAGAAGAAATGCAAGATACAACCATAAATAACGTATCATCTTATGGAACAGACATTCTCTAATGTGCGACCTATTAGTATAGTAGCACAAGAAGCAATAAACTATATTGCCGGACGACGAGATCATTCTATTACGTCGTTAAAAACAAGATGGAGAAAGTTTAATAAGCAGTGTATGGGAGGTATAGAACCAAATACCGTTATCACCATAGCTGGCATTTCTGGTAGTGGAAAGAGTAGTATGGTTAACTCAATCCAAACTGATTTAGTTGATTTAAATCCTAATGAAGAGATGGTTATTCTTACTTTTTCATTAGAAATGGTGGGATTTAGGCAGATCGGAAGAACGCTTTCTAATAAGCTTAGGGAAACGACTTCTTCTCTGTATAGTTCGGAAACGGACCTAGATGACGAGACCTTCAGAAAAGTCATTAGTGTCTCTAACCAGCTAAAGGAGTATCCTATCTATTTTGTAGATAGTCCTACTACTCCCATGCAAGTTCAAGAGAGTATATTCGACTTCTATAATACACACGTAAAGG